TCGGGTATTTTGGGGCTGGTGTTGGCGGTACGATTATCGGTTTTGGTGCAAACATAGCGATAACAGATGATTTATATAAATCAATGCAAGACGCTTTATCATCAACAATAAACTCAAAAGTAAAGTTGTGGAAAGAATCAGCACACGATAGCCGTATGGAAAAGAATTGTCCTGAAATTTTTATCGGAACCCGATGGACAAAAGACGATGTAATCGGAAATGCAATTGATAGTAAGCGAATTTTAAAACACGTTAAAATATCAGCATTAAACAATGATGATGAAACTTTTTGCGACTCGGTTAAAAGCACATTTGAATACCATCAAATAAGGGATAGAATTGATAAATCAGTATGGAATGCTGAATATCAACAAGACCCGATGTCAATTGAAGGGTTGCTACTTCCTTTAGAAACCTTGAAATTTGAATCATTTAGCCATATTAAAGAGAAAGATATTGCATTTTCTTTTGGTTGCAATGATCCAGCCGATACTGGCGGAGATAAATATTCGCTTCCATTTATCCAAGTAATTCAAGAAGGCGAAAACATTGCTTTTTTAGTCCGTAAAGTTTTGCATAATACTTACGGAATAGAGGCAAATTCCGACAGGGTTCTTGAAAACATAAAACAGTTCTCTACATCTCAAATATTCATTGAAAGTAACGGAGTAGGATTAGCTAGTGTAATTTTGCTTAAATCAAAAGTAGGTAATCATACAAGCCTTTCAGCATACTCAAACTCGATAAATAAAGATGTTAGAATACTTTCAAATTATGAATTTATTCAAAAATATTTCGTATTTGATAGCGATTTTAAGACCGATATTGAGTACCAATCTTTCATTAATGACTTGACTTCATACACTAAAGACGGAGATAATAAGAATAAAAAGGATGCTATCGACGTTCTTTGTCAGGCAGCTAGTATTTTGAAAATAAAATATCGTGAATTTCTTTACGGAGATTCTAAAAAATAAAATAATATTCGCTTTTATTCAAAATCTTATTACATTTGCATTAAATAAATGTCAATAAAATGGGATTTTTCAACTGGAAAACAGAAAAAACAATAAACCAAAACGGTGGTATTGACTATTTTATCAGTCAATTTGGCTCAATGAATAATGATAAAGTCAGGTTTTCAAATGCTTTAGCTTATGATTTATCGACTTTTATATCTGAAATTTTCACCCCTATTGACGCCATTGCATCAAGAGCTGCCTCAGCTAAATATAATCTTACTGACTTGGAAGGCAATGAAGTAAATCCAACAGGAAATATTAAAAGAATACTTTCAGAGCCTAATCCATTTGACAATTTTTCAAACTTAATTTATAAACTCGTGTTTTCAGGTTTGTCAGATGGTAACAAGTGGCTTTATGCAAGAGTACCGTCCATTGATAAAAATACTATAATAGTTCCAAATTCTGACAATGTGAAGGGGCTTTGGGCATTAATTCCACCAAAAATACATTTAAACGAAAACTCAACAACTACAAATATTTTATCAATTTCATCAAAAGAAGCATTGATAAAATATTTTACATACGATTTAAGCTCTGAAAAACTTTCTCCAAAACACTTATTTCACGAATCATCTTCGTTGAATAAACGAGACGATAGTATATTTGTTGGTATTTCACCATTACAGTCCGCTGAAAGAAATATAAATAATTTAATCGTAGCTTATCAGGCTAGATATAATGTTTACAATAACAACGGTGCCGCTGGATATTTGAGCAAGAAGCAAAACAATTCTAATAATTCAATTGAACAAGCGATAGACCCAGTAACTAGAGAAAAGATGTTATCTGAACTTAACGAAAAAAACGGAATTACGGGAAATAAAAACATAATAGGACTTTCGTCAATTCCTTTAGAGTTTGTCAACACATTAGCATCAATAAAAGAGTTAATGCCATTTGAAGAAACTGAAGCAGACGCTTTGGCAATTGCTGGAATTTATGGTGTTGATAAAGATTTACTTCCGTCAAAAGATAATAGCAATTACGAGAACAAAAAGAATGCTGAGTTGAATTTATGGCAAAACATAGTGAAATCAGAATGCTATGATGTTGCCGATTTAATTTCAAAGGCTTTGAATTTAAGTTCTAAAAATCAAAAAATAACCCCCGATTTTTCAAGTATAGAATGTTTACGACAAGATGAAAAAACAAAGTCTGAAACAAACAAAATGAAAATTGAGAATGTAAAGTCAATAAAAGACATGGGTTTTGATGTGCCAAAAGATAAAATTGAAGAGATTATAAATAATTTATAGTTATGGAAAAGGAAAATAAAGAAGTTCGCCAATGTATACGGGGGCTTATTGATAATTCAGATAGCAGCGAAGACACGTTTAGTGTTGTATTCGCCACTCAAACACCTGTGTTAAGAAGAGATTGGAGAAATGATAGTTATTATTGGGAAGTATTATCATGCGATCCTGAACACGTTAGAAAAATACGTTTAGACATGGGATTGCCTTTATTCGATAATCATCCCTACGATTATTCGGCAATGCAGCAATTAGGAAAATCGATTTCTTATGATATTTCAAACGGCGAAGCTAAAGCCGTAATTAAATGGGGGAGCCGTGCCGACGAAGCATTGAAAAAAGATGTTAGCGAAAAAATAGTAACTGGAATTTCAGTAGGTTATGATAAATATGGGTATATCACTTCTCAAAAAATTGGTGACGAATATCCTACACGTACGTATGTAGATTGGGAGCCTAATGAAATTTCATTCGCGCCAGTTAACGCAGATGTTTTAAGTTCGACACGTTCACATACTGAAATTGAAATTCAAAATATTTCAGAAGTTGAACAACCAAACGAAAAACATTCTATATTTGAAGTTCTAAAAAATAATTTTTAATTGTTAATATAAAAAAAGCATTATGCCAACTAGAAAAGAAAAATTCATAGCTGAGGTGAGAAAAGCATCGAAGAAAGAACTCGATACTGAATCAATCTCAATGTTCGAGGCTATTTTTGATGGGTTTGAAAACTCGGAAGAAACTGCTGAAGTAAGGAAAGCGAATATCGCTGCAATCGTAACCGAGAAAATCGGAAGCCTTGATTTAAAAGAAGGTGAAACAATGGCAGATTCAATTCGTTCAATCGTTAATAAAATTGACGAAATTGAGCAACGTTCGACTGCAACACTTTCTAACAAGGATAAATATGCTATCCGTAAGAAAGTAAAAGAAGTTGTTGAAAACGAAGGTTTAAGAAAACTTATCAAAGAAAACAATAGTATCACTATTGAATTTAACCATAAGCGTTCGGCTGCAATGATGACAACTGCAAACATCATGTCGGGAAGCGTGGCTCCTCAATCAGAGAATTTCATGGTTGACGAAGAAGTTTCAATGCTTCGTTACCCTCAAAATTTCATTATCGACATTATTTCATCTATGCAACTTGCAGTTGTGCCTGAAACGATTGTTGAAACTGAGCAAGACACAAAAGAAGGTGCAGCCACTTTAACTGCGGAAGGAAGTACTAAGCCTTTAGTTTCTTTCACGTTCAAAAAAGAAATTTTCACAAGAAAAAAATATGCTGCCCACTTCGAAATTACTGAAGAATTAGAGATTGATTATTCTCGTTTATACGCGAAAATCGTTTCTTTATTCGAAGATGAAGTTATCCGCGCTTGGCAAAATGGAGTTTTAGCAGATGTTATTGCTTTAGCTGCTGGATACGTTTCTACAGTAATGGATGGCGAAATGGTTAACCCTGATGAAGCAACTGCTGTTTTAGCAATATGCTTACAAATCAGAGATAACGAGTTTGAACCTGATGTTATTTGGATGAATCCAGGTGATGTTACTCTTTTGAAAGCTCAAAAGAATAGCGAAGGTGATTATGTAATTAATCCTTTCATGTTGCAAGCGGGCCAATTTGATGGCTTAACTCTTCGCACATCTAACAAGATCGATTCAAGAAAAGTTCTTATAGGTCAATCAAGCACAATAAAAGAAAAACACACTGGTTTTATTATGAGAATGGGGCTTATTAACGACCAATTTATCAAGAATGAAAAATCGGTAGTTGGTGAGGTTTTCTCAATTCTTTACCAAGCAACTAATCACGAGGCTTCTTGGGTTTATGCTGACTTAGATGCGGTTATTGATGTTTTGAACAAAGAAAACGTGTAAATTAAATGCGGTTATCTCACAAGGATAACCGCTATTAAAAACTTTTAAATTTAGAAAAAATGGCAAAAGAAGAAAAAGCAGGTTTAATTATAAAATTCAAGGACACTGTTAAGGTTGTCGGAACTGCAAAAGCAAAAATGAAAACGGGTAAAGTGTACGAAGTGCATCCTGTACAAGCTGAAAAATTAATTAAAAGCGGACGTGCCGCAAAACCAACAAAAGAATAAGAAAATGAGAGCATTATTTTTTATAATTGCAATTCTAGCTACCGTAGTAGCTACTGCACAGACAAGAACTATCACAGCTTCGAAAGAGGTTCAACAAGGTTCTTTTATCGCGTTTAATCAAGCGTTCTCCGACACCATAAAAAGTGGCGAAACTGTTGATTTTATCTTTAAGATAGTTCATACAAACAAGGTAAGTCCGACAATTCAACAACAAATGAAATTAGTCGCTGCTGATACTACCATTGCATTAACGTTGTACGAATCTATAGATGGGGTAACTTATCATCAACTATTAGCTGGAAGCTCTCCGAGTGCTTACACTGCAAAAACATTAGCAAAAGGCAATACCGAAGT